AACTTGAAAACGCTTAAATTTCTCTTTTTACCATTCACGTGCTGTGTGAATGGTAAAAGGTTGTTGTTTACTTTTTAATAGAATCCATAGCGGCGAGTGCGAGAACGCCCGCGATAAAGAATAAGACCACATAGTTCGTCTCCGTGTCTTCCATTGGAGAGCTCTTAGCCGGAGCTCTCTGAGATGGAGCACGCATCTGAGGGACTTGGCGCACTGGCGCCTCTTCCTCGATGGGACAGTACCCTATCATTTATACTGTACGCTTACAAATTTATTTCTACTGACTTCTTCTTACGACCACGCTTTCCCTTAGTGGTTCCTGAGACCTTGACCTCCTTGACGTCCTCTTCCTCTTCAACTTCTTCTGGGGCTTCTACGATGTCGGAAATTGCATCGTCGTCATCGTCGTCCACTTGCGGGATCGGCTGTGGAGCCGACGTAGACATGGGTGGTGTCGGGGGCATCATGATGTTACCCATCAAGCTGGATATATCGATACCAGGACCCTTCATTTCGTAGCGTTCACCCGATGGTTCACTGGATGGCGCTTCCATCGCACCTCTCGGTGTCGTGTTCTTCACGGCATCCACCATGTTTTGCACGAGTCCTGGATTTTGCTTGAGAATGTCATTCATGTTAGGCATGACAGACTTGAACATACTGTTCGTCAAGTGGAACATCATCGCCGAACCACCGAGCATCATCACGAGCTTGATTTCTGGAGCGACGTGCATCTTCGTTCTGTACTTGACGTAAAGTTCTTCAAACACCTCATCGTAGTCGTCTACGTTTTCCATCACGTTTTCAGACCAGCCTTCGAGTTGAATCTCGAATGGATTGTACTTCTTATTCAAAAACTCGAGACCCGTGACACACGCGATCAACATGCGCCTGGAGAACTTGACAGACTTGTCTACATCGATACTATATGTAATTCTCTTCACTTCGGTTCTAAGATCATCAATGTTCGAGTACACATTGAGACGCTTATTCACAGTGAACCCCTTCTTTTCGAGGCGACTGAGTTTGTTTACGAGATCCGCCTTCTCCTCGTCTATGCTCTTGTATCCAGGAGACGGACGTTCTTCTTCTTGCATGGCGTAATCACCCTGCATGTATGGCTGCTGCTCGTATTCCTCTTCGTATTCACCGTAATCGACTGGTTCGTCTTGTGGTGGTGGAGGAGCACTCTGTTTCGTTGGATTCGCGAAGGCATCGATGTCTTCTTGAACTTCTGGTGCCGCACGCTGTGGTGGGCGATACACACTTGGTTTGGGTACAAGTTTGGCAGAACGTGGACGCGGGGCTTCAATCTCAATCTCATCCATCAGCGCCTGTTCATCATCATCTAGTTTCATGACATGACCATGACTCCGGTCGAGTACGATTTCACCGTCCATTACTCTGTACTTTGAAAGTAATCCAAATTCTTTAACGCACTTTATATAAAAATGTTGGATACATAATAAATGAAGCTTAACGCCACAAACCGAAACACCCTCACGGCCATCGTCATTGTGTTCTGCCTCTTGTCGGTCCTCGTGACCTTCGCGGGTGTTCGCAGTGAGTACCAGCCCAGACCAATCAACATCGAACCAGCCCCCGAAGGCGCTGCCGAATCCATTTTTGACTTGGAGCACAAGATCGAGTGTGTTCCAGGATCCAAGGACTCCGCGTACTACACCAAGTCCTTGTCTCCAGGTGGTATCTGTGGTGACCAAGCGTTCGTTCGCAGAAGCGCTGACGCGAAGATTGTCGGCGGAATTGGTGGATCTTTAATCTAAGTTATTGTAAATGAGTCTTGTGACTGCGACGCGCACACAATTACCAGATTTTGAGTACGAGTATCATTCCATAACGGTGGATACCATCGGCCAAGATAGTAAAAATACTTTCACTGTGCATCTCACGCAACCATTGGAAAATATCGTTCAAGCTCGGCTCTCTGCCGCTAGAATTGATGCAGTTGGTTCTAATGTGTGTCACATATCGATCAATGAATTAAACACTAATTTCGCACAAAGAACTTCTAATATTTTTGAAGGTCAAGCGGACATGACGACTTTGAACAATGGCTTCGGTACATTGATTCAGGGTGGTTCCAATCCAATCGTATTCAAAAACGAATACGACGTGTTATCTCAGTATGTCACGCCAATCAGAAAACTCGATAGATTGACGTTTACGCTCAGAGATGAAAATGGCACCACCATCACGGATGGCGCCGACAACTTTTTAGTTTTTAGATTTGTCTGCAAAAATAGGAATATGCCCTTCGTGGAGTCGGGGCGTTAGGTACGTACATTTTTTACCTTTTATTATTATAAATGTCGGCGGGTGTCGTGCAATTGATAGCCATCGGAGCCCAAGATGAACACATCATGGGTGAGCCAGAGATTTCATTTTTCTCGTCGACGTTTAAACGGCATTCAAATTTTTCACAGTCCGTTGAAAAACAACTGTTACAGGGGAATGTGAAAAGTAACTCCATGTCATCAGTGAAATTTGAGAAGACCGGCGATATGCTTGGATACGTATTTATATGTATGGATGATAACAACGAGGCCAAAGATGAAGCTGATTGGTCACAAATTATAAATAAAGTTGAGCTTTATATCGGTGGACACCTCATAGATTCTCAAGATTCCGCGTTTACAGAGAACATAGCCATAGATACATTCGCTCAAAACGTCACGAAGAGTTCAAATGGTCCACACCCAGGTGGTACGAGCTCCCGTTCTTACTTTTATCCACTTCGGTTCTTCTTTTGTGAAGGCCCGCAGTGTGCTCTACCGATAGTTGCTTTGCATTATCACAATGTGGAATTGCGCATTTATTGGGGGGACGGTGTGAATTCGAACTATAACTACGATGTTTACGCCAACTATTATTATTTGGACAACGAAGAAAGAGGAAACATCGCGTCTAGAAACCACGAAATGTTGATCACACAAGTTCAAAAGAATATCCCATCGGGTGAACTCATCCAAGACCTCACATTTAATCACCCAGTGAAATATCTCGCATGTTCCGATACGACATCGAGCGGTGCTTTGACATCCAAATCCAACCGCATTAAATTAAATATAAATGGACTCGATATAGGCAAGTTCAGATGGGCGAAACCACATTTCATAGATGTGATGGCATATTATCACACGAATTATGTGACATCTCCAGATATTTTCTTGTATTGTTTCTGTCTTTTGACGAGCTCTTTACAGCCCACAGGTACGCTCAACTTTAGCCGCCTTGATTCGGCAAAGATTATTAGTGAAAGTATGAATATTACAGACCCTATATATGCGGTCAATTACAACATATTGAGAGTTGAAAACGGTATGGCTGGTTTAGTATACGCAAATTAAAATGCATCGCTATATTAAATGGTAAAGAATTCTGGTTTGAATCAGCCTACCGATATGGTACGACTTGGAAAACACGCGGATTCCGGTCAGCCAAGAAACTCCATTGTGTTTAATGCATCAGATGAAGCCATTCGTGATATCAAACACAGCGGATTATACATAAGTCCAATACGAAATGCAACGGCATCGAACTTACTTGCGTATGATTCGATCACGAAAGAGGTAGTAGACATAGGTGGCACTAAATTAAAATTAAATGAACTTCAAGTTGAAAACTTGGAAGTGGTGAACGTGTCCGTGATTAATGAACAATATGTGTACACACCCGTGTTACGCGTAGGAGAAGGATGTAAAAAGAGTGAAGACGTAGGGCTAGACATACATGGTATTCGTGTCATTCACGATAAAAAACAGGGTGTTTTGACCGTAAGTGAGAATACCAAATTTAAAGGATCCGTCGAAGCCGTGCAGTTTGTGGGAGATGGCGGTCTCTTGTCGAACGTTCAGTACGACTTAAATATAGACATAGGTGAAGTCGTAGAAAACTTACACGTTGTTGGGCAACTCAAAGCCGATGGAGGTCTATTGTCTAACATCACACTCGATCAAATAGCAGATTTTAATGATTATTTCAATATACTGGATATTTCAAAAGATGTAAATGTTGGTCGCTCCGTGTACGTAAACAATCGAATACATGCGAAAGGAAACATCAACTCTGATGGAAAAATTGTTGCTGAGTCATTTTATGGAGACGGTACGACCTTATATGGAATCACAAAGTCTGTGGAACTCAATGCGACAAATGTGCGGGTGTCTACACTCGAAAAGGAAATACCCAGATTTGAACCGCTCGAGAAGGCGAAACCTGTGATTGAAGCGGAAATAGAAGCACTAAAGAAAGAAACTGAACGTTTCATACCACTCGAAAATGTAATACCAGTCATAGAAGGCAGGGTGTCCCGCGTAGAACCACGTGTGTCTGCAATCGAAAAGGAACTCCCTAGAATAACTACGTGTGAAAACGATATCGCATCTCTTCAAAAAGAGGTGTGCGTTCTTCCGGAGATTCAGACACTCAGAAAAGATGTGGATTTTATAAACACACAAACACCTATCATTCATGAAACCAAAAAGATTGTACCAGTGGTAGCATCTAACACAGAAAGAATAACTGATGTGGAAAATACACTAACGCGGTTCGTGGAGGTCGATGCACTAAAAGTCAAGGTAGACACATTCAATTATTTACACAAAGAAGTCAAGCGCTTTGAACCAATCGAAAAGCGTGTAGATGCGTGTGAAACTGAACTAGAATCCACTAAAGATTTACCAGACATACGGGAGCGCATACAAACACTCGAAGATGCGCCACTCGAAGGTGATGGACACTTGATTTCTAACGTGTCACTCGAACACGTAATGTCGTGTTCCAATGTGACGAACACACACCTCGTCGTGAATAATACGGTATCATCGAAAGAAATAGATACCGAAAGAGTTCGCTCCAATACATTGTATACACACGGAACTCCCCAGTTAACATCTAGGTTGGGTGAAGTCAAATCATTGAATATAAATGAACTCGCGGAAATAAATGGATACACGAAAGCAAACAATGGAACGACGGGTGGTAAACCAGGTGGTATCGTATTTAAAACGAGGGGCACAAATGGAAAGTTAAATTCAAACATGACACTCGATGGAAATGGTAAATTGGCACTGGGTACACACAAAAGTCATCCATCGGCAATTTTAACACTCAATTCTAAAACGAGTGGGTTTTTATTGCCTAGAATGACTCTAACGGATATAGAAAACATACAAAACCCTGAACCGGGTCTCATGGTATATGAAACGGAAAATGACGGACTTTATGTATACAAAAAGACAGGGTGGGTAGAAATAAAATGAGCTCTAATATAAATGGTGAAAAACCTTAACACTATCGAAAAATCCGAAAGGATCAGGATAGGTAAGCATGTTCCAGATGAACAAGCATTGAACACCATAATTATAAATGCTTCGTCTAACGTCATAGAGGCGTCAGACGAGGGTTTGTATGTGGCTCCCATTCGGACAAACACGGGGCTAACATCGAATGCACTGTGTTACGATGTGACCACCAAAGAAATAGTGGACTCCGGAGCACCCATAGCCCCACAGGATCTACAGGGTGTCACCGAAAATGGAAATACAACCACAGAAACTGTCGAATTTAACAACGCAACGACGGGATTTGTGACCGCATCTAATGTTGGTATCGCAAACACAAATCCGATGCATGAATTGTCTGTAGGAGGAGACGCTTACATAACTGGTAATCTCATAGTATTGGGTGAGACAACTCTCATTTCTTCAGAAAATCTTAGAGTGAAAGATGCAATCGTAGAACTCGGTGAAAATAACACGGATTCCGATTTTCGTTTCGATCTCGGTATCGTGATGACCCGCCCAGAATCTAACGTCACGGCGGCATTCATAGAGTCGAGCAACGAATACGTGATAGGATACACATACAGTTCGGCGAGCGACAGATACATTAACGTAGACACGTCAAATTCTATAGAGATGCGGGTGTACGGTAACCTCACAGCGGATAACATTACCGGTGATGGCTCAAACATATCTAATGTTGTGAAATACAGTGACTTGTCTGCGAATGTGATTCTTATTCAACAAGACATTCAATCAAACGTAGACATTTTGAGAGATGAGATGGAAGCGAATACGCTAGCACTGCGTTCGGATTTGCAATCGAATGTAGACACTTTGCGTGATGAAATGGCTGCAAACACTATCACTTTGCGTTCGGATTTGCAATCCAATGTGGATATTTTGAGAGACGAGATGGAATCAAACACACTCACTTTGAGAAGCGAGATGACCGCGAACACGGTATCCATGCGTTCGGAGCTTCAATCGAACTTGTCGACCATTCGAGGTGAAATGGAATCAAACACACTCACTTTGAGAAGCGAGATGGCGGCGAATACTTTGTCTATGCGTTCTGAACTCCAATCGAACCTGGTGATCATCCGTGATGAGATGGAAGCGAACACACTGACCTTAAGAAGCGAGATGGCTGCAAACACTCTGTCTATGCGTTCCGAACTTCAATCAAATTTGACTATCATTCGCGGAGAGATGGCGGCGAATACCATTACCATTCGCGGTGAAATGGCCGCAAATACATTGTCTATGCGTTCGGAACTTCAATCGAACCTGAGTATCATTCGTAGTGAGATGGCCGCGAACACCATATCTATGCGCGAAGAGATGCAATCAAATCTAGCTCTCAAAGCAAATGTAGATAATCCCGTGTTTACGGGTTTGATTACGGGTGACGGTGGCGCGATTTCAAACATTAGCCTTCAACACGTGACTGAATACGGTAATGCGACTGATAGAACCATATCTATTTCAAACGCACTGTCTCTGATTACGAGTGGGAGTGTGGGCATAAATACACCCACGCCCCAAAAGACTTTACACGTGGCGGGTGAGATATTGGCGGACGATAACATCACGGGTGTAGACTTTTATGGTGATGACGCGACCTTTACAGGTGGTCTCACTGTGTCCGGAGACACGCTCATTTATGGAGACCTCGAAGTTCGCGGAAACACGACGTATCTCTCCACACAAAACTTGCTCATAGAAGACCCTATATTAGCGCTCGGTGCGAACAACACGAGTTCATCTTTGGATACGGGTTTGATTGTCCTCGTGTACCAAGGAAGTTCAAATGTCGCCTTCGGTTACAGGGGTGCGAGTAATGAATTCATCATCGGTCACACTCTCAGTTCTCCCGATGATTCTGAACTCACACCTGATACATCGAATGCAATCAACGTACACGTGTATGGTGACATCACAGCAGACACATTCATTGGTGACGGTGGGTTCTTATCTAATATCGCGAGTAATCTACAACAAATTTCACTAAATGGAAACGTCACGACCGAAACAATGTATTTAGAAAACGTGACAACGGGTCTAGAGGTGGATTCAAACGTCATCGTGGGTGGAAATGTGACTGCGACAACTTTTATTGGGGATGGCTCAAATTTAACAAACGTCGTCAAATACAGTGAATTGGAGTCAAATTTAAGTGTCATCAGGGGTGAGATGGCTTCAAACACATTGGAACTACGAACGGATTTACAGTCGAATGTGAGTATACTAAGAGGTGAAATATCAAGAGCGAATACGATCACATTCTCTAACGTAACGACCGGTTTAATTGTAGACGCAAACGTAGTCGTGGGGGGAAATGTGACAGCTACCACATTTATCGGTGACGGTGGTTTCTTGTCTAACATCGCGAGTAATTTGGAACAAATCGCACTCAATGGGAACGTGACGACCCAAACCCTCTACCTAAACAATGCAACGACGGCGTTTACCACCGATCTCACGTCTAATGTGGGCGTCAAACTCGACCAATTGTCAAATGTAATCATCACGAGTCCACAAACGGATCACCTTCTCACATACGATGGCGCGAATTGGGTAAATGATTTCAATATACACAACTTCATTAAAGTTCATAATAACACCGGAGATACACTCCATAAAGGTAACGCCATCTACATCGTAGATTCATTCAATAATAATGTCGCAAATGTGGCACTCGCAAAATCTGATTCGAGTTCAACCATGCCGGCCATCGGTCTCATCCACGAAGATGTGGCTCCCGGAGAAGAAGGCGTCGCGGTGGCGTATGGTAAGGTGACCGGTATTAATACACTTGGGTACACAGAAGGTCAAACCGTCTACGTGAGCAACACGAGTGCGGGTAATATCATGAACTCAAAACCATATGGTTTGGGTGACCAAATTCAAAACGTGGGTGTTTGTATTAGGGCGCATGAAAATAACGGTGTCGTTTTTGTGA